GCATTGGCGCATAAAATGCATCTCTGCCTGCATCATATACGGAACCGATGCCTGCATAATTTTTGCGCAACGGTGTACCGCCATTTCTATGCACGCCAGCGTATGTATTGTAGCTAGTTTGAACCCATGATGATGGATCGCCAACTGCACCCGAATTAATAAAATCTTGTTCAGCAACGATGACTTGTGATACGATGCCGTTCTCTACTTTAGCAAAATGTGCCATTTTTACCCTCCTTTAAATAAAACCTACCATGGCATCTTTTTCATACCAGGCAATGATTAAGTTGTTTTTGATGTAGATCATAGTTGGATTTGCATCTGTTGTTATATCGTCAAAAGTAATACGACCTTCAAATGCTTGCTTAGCAAGGGCAGGGTCGCTTGTACCTAAAATATCAGCGGTTATATTGGCCGGATTACTTAAGACGAAATCTGCTATTGTTGTTTGCATACTCTGTTATTTATATACTCTGACACCTTGTTTTATCCAAAATTACAGAGTTAATAGTATATTGGAACTCAATACAACATTTGCGCTACCATACATGAACCATTCGCCGATACTAGCGTTCGCGCCGCCTGAAAATTCCATTTTGTTTTCCTTAATGTCCGAATCTTGATGTAGCTGGCATTTTATACCTTTAAATTCTTGATATGAGTTTTATGTACACGGCATTGTACTTGCCCATTGTAGTAATCTTCTGTTTCTAAAACTCGTCTATCCATTTGTTCTCTTGCTTCTAAATAATTACATAGTCCTTTGTTAGGGCATATGTGTAGTATCTCTCTGATAAACTTATCCTCACCGTGGTTTTGCACATCTGTTCTAACCTCTTCAGATGACGACCAATAATCACGCCAGTCTGACTCGACTTTGAGGCGTTTTTTCTTACCCTTTACCATTTTGGTCTTACGAAACCAAAATAGCTTTTTGCCTATGTACTTACGACCCGTCACATTGTTTGTAATTAAATAAACAAATCCATATGCATCTTCAGGTATTACTTCTAACTCTGCATTATTGTATAACCACATTTTAAATACCAATATTAAATTAGTATTTATTGTTCGACAATCTCCCAAATATCTCCACCTGATATAAATTTATTTGGTTCGTTTCTGGGAGGTACTAGAAAGTAATCGTCAGGATCAGTCATTACGTCCTCGATTCTTTCTGTGGCAAGCCCGTTACCCATTTGTCCTGTTTTGTGTAACATCGTAGTCTGAATAGATTTTTTATATCTGTGTCCTTCAGACTCTTCCGTGGACATATATTTTTTTTGCTTTTCAGAGAATACTTGTTTCTGTTCCTCTGTCCATTGCCTTGAATTGGCACAAGCCCGGGAACAATAAGTCCCAGGTTTGCCGTGGAGTGTCCCGCATTTAGGACACGTCTTCGTCGTAGTTATCGAGGTCTTCGTATTGGGCATCCTTGTGTTCCTCTTCCATAGCTGAACCGCAGAAAGGACAATATCCTACCTTGTAATACTTGTCATCAAGATCGTAATTTATCTTGAAGACAGCGTCGCATTCGACGCATTCGTTGTGCTGTCTCTTTGCCATGATTGTCCTCTCTTTTTAGCTTCTGCATCAAATACTCTTAAACGAAGATCAGATGAACTGAAAAAGTGATCTCGCTTATTAAAGTATAATTCTATTCCTCGTTTCATGCAAATCTCTTTGCCTGTATATTCTGTATCTTTATATTCTTCTCCTAAGATGCGAACATCAATTGGTAAAGCCATAAAGATATCTTCTAATTCTTTTTCTGTTGAATAAACAATAATCTCATCAACGTGCTTGCAAGCTGATACCTGAATTTGTCTTTCAATGATTGACTGTACAGGTTTGTTCTTGGTTTGTCTATCAAGTGTTGGATCAACTTGAATCGCAGCAATTAGGTAATCGCATTGACGCTTTGCTTCTTCCAACATGATTACATGACCTGCATGGAACAGATCAAATGTAGAACAAGTTATTCCCACTCGTTTTGTAATTTTCATATTTTCTCCACTTCAATATTACACTTATTTAAAAATTCTATACCATCAGTATTCCTGTAGGTATTTCTATAGAATACTTTATTTATGCCTGCTATGTGTAACAACTTAGCACAATCAAAACAAGGTGCATGAGTGATGTATATTGTAGCATTTAGTCCTGATTCATTAGACTTTGCCAACTTACCAATAGCATTCATTTCAGCATGAATAACCTCTGGTTTTGTTTTCCATCTGATTGAACCCAAAGTATGAACTGGCCCACCCATGTCAATCACATATTCAGATTCTTCATGTATTTCATCCTCGCAATTATTATCCCAGCCAGCGGGGGTTCCATTATAACCTATTGAAATAATTCTATTATCTTTTGTAATAATAGAACCAACCTTCAATCTTCTAGAAGAGGATAGTTCAGCATATCCTTCTGCCGCTTTCATATGTGCATGATCAATCTTGTTCTGCATTCCATTTCCCTTCAGGACATTTTTGTCCCCTCATCAAAGTCTTACCCCAAATAGCACAACCGCATTTACTACATGCTTTGATGCCCACATAAGTTGTTAGGTGTTCGCAAGAATTGCAGATTGCTCGACGCTTATCGTAAAATGCAATTTTTATTTCTGTATTGCTATCCATTTTTTGCACCAATAATTAGGTTTCACTTTAGCGTCCCAGGTCTTACAATTTTTTGTACCTGGAACATAAGCATTACAATTTGCACAATTTTTATCTGTCTTGGCTTTATCATATAACGGTGGCAGATTTTTAGGAATCGGTGTACCGTCAGGATATTTTCGCTCTCTTAATTCTTTAAAGTTTTTCACGCCTTGCCCCATACATCTCCCCATGATCCGGTTGATGCTGCCTTGGCATAATCTGTTGATCTGTTCTCAAAGAAATTGGTATGTGTCGGTGCATTAATCATTGTTTCAACCCAAGGCAATGGATTCTTTTTACGCTTAAAGATGCCTTTAAGACCAAGACTAATTAGACGTCTATCGGCAATGTATCTAATGTATTCTTTTACTTCGTGTTCAGATAAGCCTGTGATTGCCCCAGTCTGAAAAGACAATGAAATAAATTTATCTTCCAAATCCACCATCTTCTCCGCAATCGTGTAGATCTTCCCTTTAAGGTCATCGTTCCATATCTCCTTGTTTTCTTCTACGTATGTACGGAATAATTTAATCATAGCTTCGGCGTGCTGAGTTTCGTCAACAATAGACCAAGTAACAATTTGTCCCATGCCTTTCATTTTACCATGACGAGGAAAATTCAATAACATAATGAAAGAACTAAACAATTGCATACCCTCAGTGAAGGCAGAAAAGGCGGCAATGTGTGCTGCTGTAGACTCCAATGTGGAATTTTGTGAAGACAAGTTTAACAAGTAGTCATGTTTGTCTTTCATTTCTTGATACTCAAGGAATTGATTGTAAGTTGTATCAGGCAATCCCAATGTCTCAATCAAGTGTGAATAGGCTGCAATGTGTAAAGCTTCGCGTGCCGCAAATCCCAATAGCATCATGCGTACTTCAGGCTGCGGAAAATAAGGTAAGTAATTGTTAACATACCCACCAGCAACATCAATGTCTCCTTGAGTAAAGAACCTGAAAATATGTGTAAGGAATTGTTTTTCTTCATTTGTTAATTGTTTCTTCCAATCTTTTACATCTTCAAGCATTGGTACTTCTGTGTGAAGCCAATGACTTTGTTCGTGTTTTAACCAAGCATCATATGCCCAGGGGTAATTAAATGGTTTAAACGAATTACGTTCGTCAGTCAGTCTTGATTTAATTTTTTCCATTTAGTTGTAACCTTTTTGTACATTTTCGTTCTTTTCTTCACACTTGTTGCATTTACATTTTATACAATCACAACCTTCAGTTAAACATCTTTTATTGCAATGTTGTTCACAGCCACACTTGCATTTGTAACGTATATATCTTTCGTGTAGAAATTGTTCTGACATATTTGTTTCCTTTATTAACCTTCACACGCTAAACAGGTATCACCCTCAATTATAGCTTTCATATCCAACTCTTTAATAACTTCTCTCTCAATCTTTTTAGATACTTTATCAGCTTTACCGATTTTTTCTGAGCGGCAATAGTAAAGTGTTTTCAATCCTTGTTTCCATGCCATGAAATGAACAGCATGCAAATACTTAATATTCGAATCTGGTCTGAAGAATAAATTAATAGACTGCGCTTGATCTATATATTGTTGTCTATCGGCAGCGTGTTGAATAACCCAACGCTGGTCAATTTCCATAGATGTTTTAAAAACATCTTTGTTCCAATCAGACAACCAGTCTAAATGCTGTACTGATCCGTCATTAGCAATGATGCTAGACCATACTTCATTATACCAATCTTCCTTACGTGTCTTTGCTTCTTCATTAATGATTGCGTCTAGCCATTTGTTTTTGTTGAGCATTGAACCCGACAGAGTATCCTGTCTATATGCGTTCGCACGAAGGGGCTCAACAGAAGGGGAAGTATTACCCATAATGATAGAAGAAGAAGCGTTTGGAGCAATAGCAAGCATATGAGAGAAGCGGCGTCCAGTACCTGTCGCATCAGGTGCTTCGCCTCTTTCTTTACCCAATTCAAGATTTGCATTGTTTAGCTCTTTTCTAATTTTGCTGAAAATTTTGTGATTGGCTCCGACTGCCATTGCGGATTCCCATGGGAGATTGTTTTTCTGCAAGTAGGCATGCCAACCCAGCGCACCGATGCCGATACTTCTTTCACGCATTGCGGAATATTTTGCTCGCGAGATGGTGGGAGGTGCATTATCAATAAAATACTGAAGAACATTGTCGAGCATTTCAGCAATATCAGCAAGAAATAAAAGATCAGTTTTCCAGTCATCATAATACTCCAAGTTAACAGAAGACAAACAGCACACCGCTGTTCTATCTTTATCTGTAGGTAAAATAATTTCACTACAGAGATTACTTTGTTTAATGC